TATGTTCTTTATCGCTGTTGTTAGGTTTCGGCTCATATTCTTCGTAATTTGTTTGAGTTACACTTTCTGTACCTTTTAACATAGTATATTCAAATTTGCTATTAGGTTTCTTATACTCTTTAAGATCGTTAATTGAAGTATCTATTTCATCTTCATTAACAATAGCTTCTGCAATAAAGTCGGCACTTATTCTGTGTACTATCTTATATTTTTTCATTAAAGAGATTCTTCTACATCAAATTCAAATTGATATAAAGCATTACCATCTTTATCTGCACCTACAACACCAAATTCTTGAATATCGTTAGTTAGATAAACTGTAAATGGAACATTATCATATTGTATATCTGATGAAGAAACTGCTGTTGTCAAAGGTGGCTCAATCGTTAATGAACCTGTTGAAATATCTGATTGATCTGCAACGACCATATAAACTTTATCGTGATTAGCAAATTTAATAAAATCTCCAGCTTTTAATGTACCTGTACCTGTACCACCTAATGTAATTGATGTAGCCCCAGCAGATGCTGTACCATTAGGAGTTCCACTAGCTGTACCTCTAGCATCTTCGACTTCTGGTGGCACTATTGTAAAATTTTCTTTGCCTGATCTTTGTTTAATAATAAATGCCATAAGTTCGCCATAAACATCACTTCTTTTTGCTGTAATTACTTTAGCAGTAAAACCCCATCTTTGACCATCTATTTGTCTTGCAAGTTTCTTACCAGATACTGTTTTAGAAATAATTGTATTTTGAATTGATTTAATTCCTAAAGATTCAAAATTAGCAGTAGATATTGGAAATGCACCAGCCATTAGATTATATTTTTACTCCCTCTTTCATTTACAGCATTGTTAATTAATTGAGTGATAGTTCCTCTTGATCTAACTAATAATTCTTCAAAACCTGAAGCATCAACTGTATTGATATTAAAATTAACTGTAGTTTGTCCACCACTTGTTCCTCTTGCATTTTGAGTGATTTGTCCTGTTTGATTAGGTACAAACAATTCTGGACCGTTTTCTCCAACTACATAAGGTTGATTTTTAGAAACTGCACCACCTTTAGCCATACCGAAGAAACCTTTTAATGAACCTAAGCCCATTAAACTTGAACCTGCTGATACTGTGCTTACAGATGATTGTTTAACTTTCTCTGCTGTAATTAATTTTTCAATACCAAGTTTAGTTGCTAATTGACCAATTTGTGTATTTTCCATAGCTATGATTATGGCTTGTCTTGCAATCTGTTCTATTAGTACAGCTATAATTCTTGCTAAAACATTTCTTGCCATATTTGCTAATGTATCTGATAAACTTTTTCCAAATACTAATGTTTGTGCAAGTGCTTGTGACATTTTAGTTATTCCACTATTGATTCCTTCTGCAATAGTCTTATTAATATTTTTCATTTTTAAGTTAATATTTTCTAACTCTTTATTGTTCATATCTTCAAATATTCTTTTTACAGTTTGTAGTTCTTGTTGCTGATGTTTTATTATTCCAGCTTCTCTATTTGTTAATTCAACTACTTCTTTAACTTCTTTCTTATAACTTCTCATAAGAATAGCCATCTCTCTAGCTGAACTTCGCATTGATATATTTTTATCTACAGCTTCACCTAAACTCTCGATAGTTTTATCTATTTGTTTATTGAGTTCAATAAATGTTGCTGTTGTGGCCGCAACTGAGGCCGCCACTAAAGCTAAACCAACTCCTGATAGACCAGCTAAACCTCTAAGTCCAGCAAGTACAGGTACAATAGCTTTACCTAGTGAAATCATAAACGCAACTATTTTAATTGCGATTAAAACTTTAAATACTGTGATAACTGTATCAACATTATCTTTTAATGATTTGAATAAATTTACAGTTCCTTCTACTGCTTTAGCTAATACAGTTCCAAAACCTATTGCTATTCTTTCTATGCTTTCTGAATTTTGTACTAAGAATTTATCTAAATCTCCAAATTGTCTTTTTAATTGTGAAAAGAAACCTGCATCTAATAAAGTTTTTTTAAAGTTAAAAACTTTATCTCCTATCATTGATAAAGTTCCTTCTAATGTTTGTGCTAATTCATCTGTTGCTTTTCCAAATCTTCCACCTGGTGAGAATACTCTTTCAAATGCTTTTACTGTATCTTCAATAGATACTGTTGCACCAGCTTTGAAACCTAACATGTTTCTAACACCTTTTTCTCTAAATAGATCGGCCGCACCTATACCTGCACTAAATGATCTTTGTATTTGCTCAGCCGCAGTTCTAAAATCTAATCCTGTAACAGCGGCCACATTACCTGTTATCTCTAACATCTTTTGAAGATCATTAGCATTATCAGTAACTGTTGCTAAAATACCTGAACCTGATTGTATTTCTTCAAGAGAGAATGGAACACGAGATGCAAACTTAGTCATGTTCTCAAATGCTTTTGCACCTTCGTTTGTATCTTTAAGCAAGAACTTTAATCTTGTTCTTAAATTTTCTAAATTTTTTCCTGTATTGACTAGATTTCTAATGACTAGACCTGCACCTAGACCTACAAATGCGTTTTGTAAATTAAAAACAGATTGTCTTAAACGACCTAAACCTTGTTGTAAAATACCTAAAGATTTTGTTGCTTTATCTCGTGCTACTATGTCTATAAATAGTCTTTGATTTGCCATTATTTTAAATTCCTTGCTTCAGCTAATGATTTAGATGTTTTATACTGTTCTTGTTCTTTTTTCAAGTAAGCTAACCAAAGATTATAATGGCTAACAGGCATATCAAGAACTTGTTGAATTGTAAGATGTAATCGTTCCGCTATAACTAACAGCGACCTAACATCAGGGTCGCTATCTACTTTTTTTCTGCGTCCTCGTAATTAGTATCTGCAAGAATTTGATTAGCAATAGCTGAGATAATATTAGAATCTGCTTTCTTTCTTAAAGCAAATTTATCTTCTGGATTAAATGCTTTAATCATATCGCCTTTTTCGTTCTTAATCTGTAATTTCATAATTAACAGATCAACAAGAACAGTTAAGTCTTGAAAGTTGCTAGACTTCTTAAAAATTATATTTTTTTCTTCAAGGGTTAATGGTTCAGAATAAAAGACACTAGGATTACCATGTTCATCTTTCCACTCTTGTACTTCAATAGTGATAGTTTTAAGAGTTTCAAAATGAGATTTAACTCTATCAATAACTGACATAAATTAGAATTATACAGTTCCTACAGTTAAAGCACCAGTTCCTTGGAATGTTACAGTTCTTGAAACGATTGCGTCCATTGAGTTGTTAATACTCATACCTGTTATGATACCTGTTCCTGTGTAACTTGCATCTCCAGCCGTATTACCTTCTGGTAATAAAACAAATGAGATAGAAGAACCAGCAGTTAAAGTTTCTTGTTGAGTATCAGTTTCATCAAAGTGCATTTCGATTGTTCCTGAGAATGAAGTTCTTCCAGCTAAAAATGATTTAGTAGCATCAGTTAAAGCTGTATCTTCTACAACATCTCCAGTAGTTTCTAAAGTGAAAGAAGTAACTTCTCCCATTTCAGATCCACCAACTGTTACAACTCCTTCTTTTCCGTGATGTGTTGCCATGTCTTTTTATCCTTGTTAGATTTTTGTTTAGTTTCTTTTTCTTGCTTATAGCCTAATTTTAAAAAATGTTCAAGGTTTGTTTCATTGATACTTATTTCTGAATTACCTTTATATAATTTAATATCCTTAGCCATAAAGTCTTTTACAATTTATCATCTTCTTCGTCAATATCTTCTTCAAAATCTTCTTCTTCATCATCTAATTCTTCATCTAAATCTTCACTATCTTCTTCTTCCCATGTTCCATCATCTTCTTCAACAAGATTTTCTTTAATTTCTTCTACTAAATCTTTTACTTCTTCGCAGATCATAGATTCTTGATCTTGTAATTTTTCCATTTTAATAATTTTCTTACTTATTTTGTCTAATATTTTTTGTGTATTGCTCATAATTTATCTCCTATGGTGTTCCAGCTTGATATTCGTACATACACCTAATCGTCATTCTTATTCCACCAACTGGAAATAAACTACCTTCATCAGTTTCTACTTGGATAACTTCCGAATCAAGTGCGTTACCATTTCTGGTAATATCAGATTCTATTGCAGTTTCAATAGCTGTTATCAACTCATTTCTTTTTGTGTCTATATTAACTTCTGCACCTTTGACAAAACCTAATATTAAGAAATCAATAGTTCCTGTTCTTGTTCTTGCACCTGAACCTAATTCTGCATCATCTCTGTTTTCTTCAGATGTTTGAATGATTACTGCTGGATATTGTTGTTCAGATAATTCATCTAAAATAAATGGTTGTCTAGTAGCTTTCTTAATTGTTGGGCTACTAATCGCTGAAATAGTAGATAATAATTCTGATGCTATATTTTCTCTTACACTCATATTCTAAACTTTCTTAATTCTTTTTCTACAAATCTATTAAACTGTTTTCTTATTATATTAGCTGTTCTATCATTAAAACCAAAAAATTCACGATTTACTTTACCTAGAACTTGATTGAATAATGCTCTCTGACGCATTTGTGCATTTGAAAAACCTAATGTTATTTTGTGTCTTCCTGTTTTTCTTACAGTTCTTCCACCAGGTGTTAATGCACCCATCATACGACCTGTATTAAATAAATCTACTTTTGTTGATTTTCCTTCTTTTTGAAGCTGTTTTAAATAACCTGAAGAATATGGTGCAAATGGTACATCATTAACATCAATTCCTTTTGCTGTTTTAGTTCTAATTATATCTAATAATTGAAAACCACCTTGTAAAACACCTTTATCAATTATTCCTGGAAATCTTTTTTGTAATCTTGCGTATCTTTTTTGAATAGCTTTTGAATTAGTTTTTATCTTAACTTCTAAAGCCATTATCTAGTCAATCGTCTAAATCCGTGTAAAGGTTCTCTTTCATTAACAGAGATAGTCTGGTTAGCATCAGTATCGTATTCAACACCATCTTCTAATATCATTCTCCATTCAATATTGTATTGTGACATGTAATATTCTGCCATTCTTTCAAATCTATCTTTTTCAGTTTCTGGTCTAAATTTTGATAATGCTGGTAAAAAGAATCTACCTAGAAATAGATAAACACCTGCTCTTTCAAATTGATCTAAATTAACTTTTGTATTTACCATTTCTGCTGTGTTTAGAACTGTAATATCTGTAAATACATTTTGCTTATAAACAGGCCACCACTCAATTCTTAATTGTCTAAAAATATCATTTGTAGTTTGAGCAAAGAAATTAACAGCTTCAGTATCTGTTGATGCGATTCCAAAATCAAAAGCATCAGGTTGATATTTAGTTACATCACCTGCAGTTATAACATCTGCACCAGTATAATTAGCCATTATTTACTCCACATAATTAAGAAAAGAATTATAGCAACAATAGGTGCTATAAACAGAAGATTATTCCATGTCTTTCTGTACAGCCACTTCCATTTCTTTCTTATCTGTTTCCAAATCCACTTGTACATCTTTTTTCTTCCTTACAACTTTTTTCTTTTTAGGTTTAATTTCTACAACCTTTTCTTCTTTTACAACATCTTCTACAGGTTTAAAACCTCTAAAATCATAAACTGCTTTATTTGTTTTGTAATCTAATACTGATCTTTCGATAATTTTGTTTTTTCTTTGAAGTTTTATAATTTGTTTATTTTCAATTATTTTTACCATTTTATCTCCTTATTGTAAGTAGGGGCTATTTCTAGCCCCCACAAAGTATTCAATTATTATTGAATTGATGAATCGTGATGTAACTCTACACCGTAAGTGTCATGGATTTCTCCGACACCGTAAACTGATGTAGCCACAATCTCATCTGCTCTTAGAGAAGCATCTCTTTGAGTTTCGATTTTAACATCTTGCATCATAGCGATAGCTAATGCGTCTTTGTGCATAGCCGCACCTTTGTAGTCACCAGCTGTACCAGTATTTGCGATATTTGAAGTTTCAAATATGTTCATACCAGCTAATCTGCCTACAAAACCTGATCTTAAAGCCTCGTTAGCTAAATCATTACCATTTGCGTTAGCAAAAGTATTAGTTAAGTTAGCTTTTAGATCGTAAGCGATTTTAGGGTGTAATACTACTGCACACTCGTCCACATTAAGAGCATTTGATCTTAAAGTTGAAAGAGCATTGAAGATAACAGCAGATGAAATAGCTGTAGTACCATCTCCTAATGCAGTTGCAAAGCCATCAAACAATGCTGTTAAATCAGTATCTTGTTTTCTAGCTAATGCTTCACCGAATAACTTACCAATGTCAGCCGCAACATTTCTTGGTGCAGAGTTTCTTGCTAAGTCGGTTAAAGTTGTCATAACACCCACTTCCGATGCAGTAATAGTTACTGAACTAGGGTCAATCGCTGTATTTGATAAATCAGTTGCTTCAGAAACAGCGGCCGCACTTACTTGTGCATACACTGGTACTTCAACTGCTTTACCACCACCTGTGATAGCATAGTTTTTAACTAAGTTTCTCATGATGGATTTTTCAGAAGCAACGAATTGTGCTTCTGCTACTATCTCTGTGTATAGTTCCGATAGTGTAGAACTTGTACTTTCGTTAGCCATTTTTATTACCTATAAAAGTTATTTTGTTAAGTTTATCTCAACAGCCCCTGAATCTCGTTTCTTCCTAT